CAAGTCCACCTCGACTCGGACCATACGGTACGAGAACCAACCATCGCAGCACTATCAAGTGCTGGCGGTGGCTAATTATGCGGCACGTCCATCATCGTGCGGCAGTCCAGTTCTTCTGCACAGGGCGAAGGAGCCGATCCTTGGAATTCACGTGGCGCGTGACGCTACCTCTGGAGACTCATATTTCCAGTTCGTCACTCAACAATGCCTCGTGAAGGCCATGGGAAAAGTCATCGACAGAGAGATCAAGTTTGTCCCAACAGAAATGCAAGGGGCCATTGTGAATATCATCCCGTCAAGGAGTTCACTCCAGTATGAAGGCACTGTGTCCAATCCAGTCTTCTCGCCTACCAAGACCACCCTCGAACACTCGCTTCTCTACGAGTTCAACGAGCCAGCGACCACCGGCCCAGCTCCTCTCTCTCCATCCGATACCAGAATGGACCCAGAGTACAGATCTTACTCGAGCTTCTATGGCCAATTGTTTTCTGGCTATGTAGTGCAAGACAAGCAGTTCTCGAAAGAGGATCTTGAGCCCGCGTACGAATCCATCAAGGAGCATATCCGCCGTCTCGAACATGCCTCAACTGTTCCCAACAAAATCCTCACCATGAGCGAGACTCTCAACGGGCTTCCTCACATCGACCAGAATACTCGGGTTGACATGGGGACATCCTGCGGGTGGCCTTATGCACAACAAGCTCTCTCCAAGAAAGATCTCATTCATGAGGTCGATGGAGAACTCATCGCAGGTACACGACTGGCCCAAGACTACCAAGAAGCGGAGACACTGATCAAGAAAGGTGTAATTCCGTACCTCCCCTTCACTTTGACGATCAAGGACGAGCGGATCAAGCTGGCCAAAATCAAGAAACCGCGGTCACGGCTCTTTGCGTGCGCTAACATCGTGCATTACATGATTAGCAGGAAGTATTTCTATACCAGACTCATGCAATTTTACCATGCTAAAGTCGGCTCCACTTTCTGCTACCCTGCGCTAGACCGCCTTTCTCTCGACTGGCACAAACTCATGTCCCACATGATATCCGTGGGTACAGAGGGCTTTGACTTCGATTTCAGTTTCTGGGACCGAACGATGCAACACCCAATGCTTTACTTGGGCGTTAAAGCGCTTCTCGACGGGCTCGGATTAACGGAGCTCGAGATCGAGACGGTCTGTGAAATGCTTGCATCTCCGACAGCAATATTCCAGCAGCACGCTTTCTTGTGCAATGGAGTTTTGATGTCTGGCATGCTCCTCACATTCCTACTCAACTGTATCATCAACGAGATGATCCATCGCGCAGCATGGATTTCCATCATGCGCAACAATCTGCCAGCCATGATAGAGCTGAGACACTACGAAAAATACGTCACTGCTATACGAGCGGGAGACGACACCATAACACTCGTGATCAACGAGCTACTCAAATACTTCAATGGCGTCACAGTGGCAGAGTACTTTCTTTCGAAAGGACTCCTTGTCACGGCCGCCAACAAGGAAGACGCCATCCTCCCGCATAAACACTTTACAAAGTTGCTCTTTCTCAAGAACACTACGGGCTATGATCGCGGATTTTACATACCACTCTGCGACATGGCTTCCCTCTACGAGAGTAGCTATTGGGTTCGACTGTCGAAGTACAACAACGACAAGCTCAAAGCCACACAAGACAATCTTATTTGTGCCCTCCGTGGATTTTTCTTCTACGGACGTGACAAATACAACGAGGTCAGGAGCCGGGCGCTTGCTCATCTCCCTGATCTCATCCTCCCGTCTTACCGGGAGCTGTGCATCATTTGGAGCACATACTATAAATTTCCTGGAGCGCATGCAGACTACGCATCGCGAGAGCTCCAAGAAGGGCCCATCAGTACAGCATTGCATGCTCATAAGCTGCTTTCGGCTGATGGCCAACCACAAACAATGGAATTTGAAACAAGAAACACAATCATGCAAATCGGACCAGCCCCTCTCGACAAACTACCCATCGAGACGGCGGATGTCATTACAGCACCGACGAAACCCGTCATGACGTCGGTCCAATCATCATCAACCGAAAATACGGCCACAGGAGATATCTCCAAGTCAGAGATTCAACGTGTCGGAGCTACCATCCAAGACACCGGTGACCTCAGCGCCGTCTCAATACACACGGGAACACAACAGATTCAGTCGC